GTCTCATTTTGAGACAATCTTAGCCTTCCCATCTTAACAATTTACCTAAACCAGGGGGTATATAACCAGGGTGGTATAACCTAGTACACTACACCATGAAAGAACGCAAGCAGCAGGTCAGATCGATTGAGCAACAAGCAAAGCGACGCGAAGACGCAACCCGTGCCAGCCGTGAAAAGGTTGCTTCGGTTCGCGAAATCGGGCCGCTTCCCGCCGTCGTCAATCCGGTTCGCCGAGAACTCTGCAAGCCTTCACTGATTGACTTTCTTGCAACGTACTTCCCGCAATCCTTCCTCCTCGACTTCGGCGACGATCACCGCAAAGTCATTGCTCGCCTTGAAACCGCCATCTTAGAAGGTGGCCTCTTTGCTCTCGCTATGCCGAGAGGTTCCGGCAAAACCACGATTTGCGTCCGCGCACTTCTTTGGGCCATTTTGTACGGTCATCGCAAATTCGCCATGCTTATCGGTGCATCCGCCGACGCCGCGAAAGAACTTCTTGCCGAACTAAAGGTTGAACTGGAAACCAACTTGATCCTTACGCAAGACTTTCCGGAAGTCTGCTTTCCGATTCAGAAGCTAGAAGGCATCTCGCAGCGAGCCAAGGGTCAGATGCTCGGCGGCAAACAAACTAACATCGGGTACAAAGGAAACCAGATAATTCTTCCAACAGTGAAGGATTCCGCCGCTTCAGGTTCGATCATCCGCGTCGCTGGCCTCTTAGGTCGCATCCGTGGTGCAAAGTATGTCAACGCCGATGGCGAATCGATGCGACCTGACTTGACGATCGTTGACGACCCGCAAACTGACGCCTCCGCGAAATCCGAAAACCAGTGCGCACAGCGTGAACGTGTCTTATCGGGTGCGATCCTTGGTCTTGCCGGGCCGGGAAAGCGAATCGCGGGAGTGATGCCTTGTACGGTCATCCGTCGCGGTGACATGGCAGACCGACTCCTCGATCGTTCGATTCATCCGAGGTGGAACGGTGAACGCTGCCGAATGGTTTACCGATGGCCAACGAATCAAAAACTCTGGGACTCTTACGCCGAACTGCGAATCAGCGATCTTAAGCAAGGTAACGACAAACTACCACAGGCTACCGAGTTTTACGCCGAGCACCGGCAAGAGATGGATGAAGGCTCTATCGTCGGCTGGCCAGCACGCTACGAACCGCATGAACTTTCCGCGATCCAGCACGCCGTCAATTTGAAGCTTGGTAATCCGGATACATTTGACGCCGAGTATCAGAACGATCCGAAGGAAACACTTGGCAACCAAACCGGCAAACACGCTGCGACGGCTGACGTGATTTGTCAGCGTGCCAGCGGTTACGCGCAAGGTGAGATCCCCCGCGAAGCCAATCACCTCGTTTGCGCGGTGGACGTTCAGCAAAACGCTTTCTTTTATGCTGTGTTAGCGGTCGCTGACGGCTTTACATCTTGGGTCGTCGATTACGGAGTTTGGCCGGATCAAGGCAAAATCTACTACACACTTTCCGAAATCGAACGAACGATCACGCACGAAACCGGCGTCGGCAATCTTGAAGCCTCTTTGCTTTCCGGACTTCGACGGCTTGAATCGCACTTGCTTTCTCGGCAGTTCGTCCGCGACGATGGAGCGTCGATGCCGGTCGAACGAATCGTGATTGATGCGAACTGGGGGCCGAGTACCAAAACCGTTTATTCTTTCGTTCGCCAATCAGAGCAGCGTTCGCTTTGGCTTCCTTGGCATGGTCGCGGGGTTTCCGCTAAGCAAACTCCGATCAATCAGTGGCCGAGAAAGCCGGGTGAGATCGTCGGGCCGGAATGGCGCATCTCGGCAGCAAACGCCGGTCAGCAGGTTCCTCGCCATATCATCGCGGACGTGAATCATTGGAAGACAGTTCTACACCAAAGACTTCAGCAACCCGAAGGCGAACCGGGCGCAATGATGCTTTACAAGGCTTCTCCGATGAAGCATCGAATGCTTGCGGATCACCTTTGTAGCGAGCAAGCGATTGAAACGGCTGGTCGAGGTCGAACGCTTGTTGAGTGGCAACTTCTGACAGGCCGCGACAATCACTTTCTCGACTGCTTGGTAATGTGCCTTGTAGCCGCTTCGGTCGTTGGCGTTCGGACGCAAGCAGATCCGCAACCAGTCTTGCAGCGACCTCGCAAGAGCCTCCAGCAGATGCGGGACGAAGCTCTGAATCGTCGCCGAGAGTAGGCACTAGACAGGTCGAGTAGAATGAACGCTACAGCCGAAACGTAGCAACATTCTCTAAGCGAGTCTCAAAAAGTGCCAAACGCCGACGGAAGCTTAACACCGGGCGAAATCGCCGAAGCAGCCAGCAAACCGCAGTCGGTTAGCGTCGATGGTACTTCGGCGACCAGAGCGAGCACGCAAGAGCTTATTGAAGCCGATCGCCACCGGGCCGCTAACGCCGGAGCCGCAACGCCGTGGCGCGGGCTTATCTTCGCAAAGATTCGCAAAGGTTCCGCCGTCAACGGAGATCGCGGCTGATGCCAATCGTTGACCAGTTCGGAAAGCCAATCCAGCAAGCAACCAAGCAAGCGGAAGCACTCCGCAAGATGCGAGCCGATTCCCGCGCCGAGCTTTCCGCCGCTTACGACGCCGCACAAACAACGGGTGAAAACCAAAAGCACTGGCGATACGCTGACGACCTTTCCGCCGCTTCGGCGAATAGCCTGACGATTCGAAAAACGCTGAGACAGCGAGCAAGATACGAATGCCTAGAAGCCAACTCATTTGGAAACGGAATTGTTAACACGTTAGCCAACGACACTGTCAGCACCGGGCCGAGGCTGCAAGTTCAGCTTCCAGACCGCGATGCCGCTAAGGAGATTGAACGGCAATTCTACCGCTGGATGAAGTCGATCAACTTAACTCGCAAACTTCGAACTGCACGCCTCGCTAAGTGCGTCGATGGCGAAGCGTTCTTGATGCGAGTCAACAATCCGGTGATTCGCAATTCCGTACAACTAGACGTTCAGCTTGTTGAAGCCGATCAGATTTCCACGCCGGGCTGGATAGAAGGCCGACCCGGCGCCGTCGATGGTATTATTTTCGATCGCTATAACAACCCGACGATTTATCATGTTTTGAAGCAGCATCCCGGTGATACTTGGGTTATCAACTCGTTCGAAAAAGAAGATGTCTTCGAACAAGATATGATTCACGTCTTCAATCGCGTTCGTCCGGGACAGGTTCGCGGCATTCCCGAAGTCACTCCCGCACTTCCGCTTTTTGCGATGCTTCGCCGTTACACGCTCGCTACGATTCTTGCAGCCGAAACCGCTGCTGACTTTGCCGCCGTGATTGAGACGACTGCGAACACTTACGACTCTACAGGTCAAACCGTTGATACGTCGGTGGCTCCTTTCGATCACGTCCAAATCGATCGAGGAATGATGACAAGCCTTCCTTACGGCTGGAAGATGTCGCAGTTCAGACCAGAGCAACCGACGACGACTTACGAAAGCTTCCGCAATGCGATCCTGATGGAAATCGCTCGATGCTTAGGGATGCCAACCAATAAGGCTCGCGGCGATTCATCGCAGTATAACTATTCTTCCGCGCGACTCGATCATCAGCTTTACTATCACCAGATCGAAATCGAACGCAACGAATGGGAAACCGCTTGCCTCGACAAGATTTTCTCTTGGTGGCTCGATGAAGCTTTACTAATCGATGGCTACTTACCAGCAATCGATGCGATCGAAGAAATCCCGCACCAGTGGACGTGGCCACCAGCGAAGTCGGCTAATCCGGTTGATGACGCGAACGCCGCGATAAGCCTCATTAATAACGGATTGATGACCGAAGAAAAGTATTTCGCAGAGAACAACATCGATGGCGAATCACACTACCGCGAACTAATGGAGCAGTTCAACCGCCGCAAAGCTCTCGGAATGCTTTCGCAAGAGCAGGTGATGGTTCTTCAGATGCAGGAAGCCGCGAAGCGAGATCAACAGACGGTGGAGCCTACCGGAGATCAAACCGCAGTACCGACCGAAAAGGCAGCCGATACCGCGCTTAACGGTGCTCAGGTTACGGCAGCAAGTCAAATTGTCGAGAAGGTTGCCGCCGGTATCCTGCCGAGAGATTCCGGCATTTCGCAGTTGATATTCTTCTTTCAGTTGACTCCAGAGCAAGCCGAGCAAGTTATGGGATTGGCCGGAACTCCAGGATTCAAACCGGCTGGAACAACGCTGGCAACGACTCCAATTGATGAAGCGGTTTCGCCACAAGACTCCGAACAGTCTACCGCATCCGGCGAGTTCATGGGCCTATCTCGCCTTCAGTGGAATCGCAATCGCAAAGCGATCATGGACATTTTGACTGATTACGCTTCACAGAAGATGACGCGCACGATGGCAAGCGTGATGCTTTCCGGACTCGGTTTGTCACCGGATAACGTCGCCGCACTGCTTGTGGACGCTTCCGATGGTTCGGTGGATTCAGTTCCGAAGGAGGATTCAGCAAGTGGCTAACCTCTCGCAAACCGCCGCAAACGTCGCTGTCGGTGCTTTGGACGCACGTATCGCAATTTTCACCGCTGGCGAATCGATCACTCAAGGGATGCCGGTTTATCTAAGTTCCACCGATGGTAAATACTACCAGTGCGATTCGAACGACGGCGCAGCGAAAGCCGAAGCAAAAGGAATCGCATTAACCGCTGCATCGACTAATGGATTCTTTGTTCTCGGCAGCAAAGGTAAAATCAATCTCGGTGCAACGCTAACAGTCGGCGAAGTCTATGTGGTCAGCCGCACGAAAGGCGCAATCTGTCCGATCGGCGATCTAACAAGTGCCGATTATGTGACGATCCTTGGAATCGCGACGACAACCGCTTTGATTGAACTTAATATCCAAATCAGCGGAGTCTTGAAACCGTAATGCCATACGACGTCAAGGAGTCCGCACAGTGCAGTTCGTCGAAGCCTTGGGCCGTCGTCAAAGACGATGGAGAGGTGATGGGCTGCCATTCGACGAAAGAAGCAGCTAGCGAACAGCAACGAGCACTTTACGCGAACGAACCAGAGCTTACGGCTGCACTTGATGACATTGACTTTTCACCACCGAAAGGCGTTCGAGAAGAAGCTAAGCGTGGTTTGGAGTGGCGACGCGAATACAACCGAGGCGGAACAGAAGTCGGAGTTGCAAGAGCACGCGATTTGAGCAACGGCAAAAACATCTCGCCGGAAACCGCGAAGCGGATGAAGGCGTACTTTGATCGCCACGAAGTTGACAAAAAGGGTGAAGGATTCTCGCCGGGTGAGAAAGGTTTTCCAAGTGCGGGAAGAATCGCTTACGCACTTTGGGGCGGTGAACCTGGAAAGGTTTGGGCGAACAAACTAGTACGACAGATTGAGGCAGAAATGACCGCAAGCAAAGATAACACTGTTCGCTTCAATGCAACTGGATCGGTTGAACTTAAAGCCGAGGCCGGAGCAACGCCGCGATTTGTGCTTCATGCTTATAGCGGCGGCGTGATGAATCCGAAGCTAGCGATCCGCTGGAGTGGGCCGGTTGTCGTTGATCTTGGCGGAATGCAGATCCGATCCGAAGCCTTGCCGGTTCATCGCGATCACGACACGTCGCGTCCAGTTGGACACACGACCGAAATCAATAACGACGGCACGCAACTTTCCGCCGTGGGTGTATTCTCGATTAGCAATCAAGACTCGCAAGAGTTGATCGATTCTGGCAAAGCTGGCTTTCCGTGGAAAGCTTCAGTCGGTCTTTCGATCAATGACTATAAGACAACTAACGAGGGTCAAACGGTCACGGTCAACGGTCGTCAATTCGAAGGGCCAATCCTTGTCGTAACCGCTTCGACGCTTGAAGAAATTTCGTTTGTTTCCGTCGCGGGAGATCCCGAAACCGCAACGGAAGTTTTAGCCAAAAAGTCGGGATATATGGAGGCACAACAGATGCCAACTTTTGAAGAATGGATGAGCTCGTTGGGCCTCGATCCAGCGAGTGTATCCGAAGACCTGAAAATGGTTTTGCAGAAGCAGTACGCCGAAGTGATGGAGGAAATGGTTCCTCCGGTGGCGGATGCTGAAATGTCCGAAGAAGAAGTCAAAGCAATGGACGACAAGCCTGTTGCAACCGCTTCCTCCGAAGCAATCGACCTTCGCGCTCAGCTCGCAAGCGAAACGCAGAAAGCCGCCGAAATCCGTTCTTTGTGCGCGAAGTTCGGAAACCCCTCGATTTCGATCAAAGGCAAGACCGTAGACGTCGCAGCGCACGCGATCCTCAACGGCTGGACTCAGGAGAAAACCGAGTTGACCATTCGCAAACAAAAAGACCTTGAAGCTTCCCGCGAAGCTCGACCAAGCGGGCCAGCGATCCACAGCAAGAGCAGCAGCCAGACTACGATGGCCAGCCTCCAAGCCGCAATGCTGATTCGTGGCGGTGCAGATGTTGAATCGAATAAGTGGCAGCAACGCCGATTCCGCGACGCTTGTAAGGTTGACTGGCTTCGCGCCTCGATCAACAGCGACCAGAAGCAAGCGATCTTGGAAGATGCTCACCGCTTCCGCAATTCGTCGCTTCTGGAATTGACCGCGCACGCTTTGCGTGTTTCCGGTCAGGAAGTTCCGGTCGATCGAACCGACTTGCTTCAAGCAGCTTTTTCGACTTCTTCGGTGGCAAACCTTTACGGTGCAACCATCGGCGCGCGAGTGCTAGAAGGTTACAACGAGATCCGCGACTTCACCGACGGCTGGACGACCGAATCGGAAAATCCCGACATGGAAAACCACAACCGAATCCGCATGACAGCAAGCAACAACCTTGCTTATTTGCCGATCGGTGGTGAAGCCGCTCACGCTTACCGAAGCTTGGCGACGGAAGCAACGAGAGTGGAACGCTTCGCACGTCAGATGGAAATCGATGAAGCCGACTTGCTCGGTGACAACTTTCAGAAGCTTGCCGATACTCCGAGAGATTTCGGTTTAGCCGCTGGCCGCATTCGACCTGACTTGGCAGCAAACATCTTGCTCGCCAATGCAAACCTTTCCGCAACCGGACGTGCTCTGTTTAACACGACCGACGGAAACCGATTTGGCTCCGCTGCACTAGCACGGGCAACCTTGTCCGCCGCGATCGCAGCAATGGCGAAGTTCAAGGATGGTGATGCTTCGATTGGCCTAGCTGCTTCGCATATCATCGTTCCGCCGGACTTGGCTGATACCGCGATTCAGCTAACCCAGTCGCAGAACAACGTGACGACTTCGGCGAACGAAGGTCAGATCAACCCGCTTTCGCGCTACGGAATTTTGACCGTCAGCGAACCACGATTAGCAAACGGTGTTGTCGATCCAGTTGCAGGAACGAGCCGATCCGGTTCAACCTCAACTTGGTACTTGGTCAGCCGCGAAGCACGAACGATCGAATTCGTTTACTTGCAAGGCGCAGGCCGCGCACCAGTAGTTCGCACCTCGCAGCTCGTCAACGGTCGCTTCGGAATCAACATCGACGTACGCCACTACGTCGGAGCTAAAGCCTTGGATTGGCGCGGATTGGTTTACAACCAGTCGGCTAGCTTGTAAGCGAAGAAAAGCAAAACGCCGGTCAGGGAGGTTCGCTTTCCTTATCCTGTCTGGCCGGTGTTTTTGCTGATAACCAAAAGGAAAGTTCAGCATGAAGATTCGATTGTTAAAAGATGTTTCAGTAGGTCAGGATGACTACAAACAAGGAGCGATCCTCGATAACCTCGATCCCGGAGTTATTGAATCGCTTCTTGGCGTCGGATGGGCCGAACGAGTTGAAGACGTTAAATCAAAAAAAGATAAAGAGGTAAAAGAGAATGGGTGCTCAACTGTTTCATCCCGCCACTGAGCGGGAATTCACTGCGTCCGCTAATTTGAATAGCGGCGACATTATCCTTTCGACTGACGGAAAGGCCGTTGTTGTTACCGAGCTATCGGGAGTCGCAAACGGTCGCGTCGGTCGCGGCAACATCGCTGGAGTGTACGACGTGGATGCCGTTAGCGGCGACACTTACGCAGTCGGCGTCTTGGTCTACTTGACCGAAGCAACGCAAGTTGCCGCAACAAGCGCCGGTTCCGGCAAGATCCTCATCGGTGTTTGTGCTTACGCAAAGACAGCCGGTCAGCTTGTCGTCAAAGTTGATCTTAACGGTACTCGCACTTCGAGCGACGACTTCTCCTAGTGATTGACGGTTTTGGAGATTTAAGCGATGGCTGACGTACTTGGAACCGGAGTTGATTGGCTTCTTAGTACGTTGGCTGCGCACGTCTCCCGAACCGTGATTTACCGCAGAGGCAGCAGCAGCGCAAGCATTAGCGTCACGCTTGGACAATCCGAATGGGAAAACATGCAAGCCGATGGAAGTACCATTCGCTTTGTGACGCGCGACTACATCTACTCGCAAGCAACGCTAACCAACTTTGGTTTACCGCAGCGAGGAGATGAGATCGTTGATTCCGACGGCGTTTACCAAGTGCTTCCGACGGGAGCGATGCAAGCGTCTCGGTATCTCGACACTCGGCAAAAAGGACTTCGGATTCACACGAAGAAGAAGGACGCCGCATGACGAGCCGAGCAAGAAATTTAGTAAGCGAGATTGTAACCGAACTTGAATCGCAAGCGACGCAAGAACGCTTTACGCTTGATCCTGTTTTGTTTAAGAAAAGTTACTCGCACGCTTACACGCTTGAAAGTTTAGAAATCTTTCCGACGTGCTATGTCAGGTGTGCAACAAAAACGCAGGAACCAGCAGCACGCCAGGACATTTACCGCAGCGAGTATTCGATTCAGATCGAGATCGTTGCCAAGCTTAAAAACACCAACGAAATCAACGACGGCGGAACGGTTGAAGAACTCGAAACGCTTGTTGATTTTGCTGAACAAGTTGAACGCGCAATGAAGCAATTTTGCTACCAGAAAGCAGATTGCACGTTGACGCGAATCGATAGCGATCCTCTGTACGAGGCTGATAACTTAGAAACGATGAACGTCTTCCGGGCCGTTCAAAGTTACACGTATTTTATTGTAGAACGAAACACCTTAGTCTAGGAGCCTCGATAGA